GTAGCCCCAACAATCGGATCTACGGCACGCAATACCATCACGCGGCCGCCATGACTCCGCGGCATGCCAAGCGTATTGCCGAGCTTTATCTTTTGGCGGTGGCCGGCTGTGGCGCGTCCGCGGAGCGTATGGCGCGCGTGTGGAATGGCGGCCCGCGTGGGCATCGAAAGCCCGAAACGGTTTCCTATTGGTTGAAAGTCCAGGCAGTTATGCGCCATGAATGATCAGTTAGACCTGTTTCCTAGTTCCAGTATGCCGGCCGCCTTTTTTTCCGAGGGAGAAACGGCCCGGAATCCCGTTTATACCGCGGCGCGTTTTTTTTCCGCCCAACCCGACAAGTATAAAGCGATTGTCGCGCTATCGGCCGAAGGGCTCGGCGTTCTGCGGATCGCCGGCATTCTGCGAGTTTCGCCGCATACCGTTCTTGCCGTGCGGCAGCGGTCCCCGAGTGATGTAGCAATAGAGAAACAACGACTGGCATCCATCTCCAGGGAAGCCGCGCGCATGTGCGTTGATGGAATCCTTGACATTCTTTCCGATCCAGAGCGCGCGGCTAAGGTGCCGGCGCGTGATCTCGGCATCCTGGGCGGCATCCTGACAGACAAGGCCGAGTTGCTGAGCGGAGGTCCAACGATGCGCATTGAGCATCAGCGGGACGTAAGCCCGGAAGATGTCCAAGAGTATTTGGCCGGCCTGCATCCAGCGCGGGAAGTCGGCGTAATGGGTTTGGAGGCGGAGAGCGGGAGCGCAAAGGGGGGCGGCGGCGCGGGCCGGGCGGAGCGGCAGGAGATCCCAGCCGGCGGCGCGATCCCGGCCGGCGCCGTCGTGGAGCCGGCCGCGGCGGATCCCGGCGCCGCGGACCAGGGGCCCAGCGCTGCGCCTGGGGCGGCCTGTGGCGCGCCCAAGGCGTGCGATCGGAGGGCGCCCAAGGTCCCAGGGCAGGGCCCGGATCAAGAGCAAGGGCAGGCGCCCCACCCCGAGGCGTAAGAGGCTGATCATAAGGAGGTTATGTTTTCATGTTTTCCATGACCCAAGCGGAGGTTTTGCGGGTCGTCGCAAGTGGTTAGTTGTGTGTGGTTTGCGGAACAGGGGGAGGCGACATTAGCTCGATTATGCGACGTGCAAACAGGCGGCGAGGGTGCCCGCCGTGGCTGGCTCGGCTGGTCCTGCTGGCGGTGTTGAGCGGGTCCGTGCGGAGGTAGGTTGGCGGAGTCCAGGGCCAGGAGCCTGCAGCCGGCGGCCAGGGCCCGGCGGGCGCTGGGGCGGATCCCCTAGGCGGCGGCCAGGGCCCGGCGGCGGCTGGCGTGCTGGCCTGGGCATGGGGGGCGGTATGAGCGCGGCTTATAGTGGTATGCCGGCGCCAGGCGGGCGCGTGGCGCGCGTGGCGTGGTGTGTGGGCCCGGCGCCGGCGTGGCGGGCGCGGAGGCGGGCGCGTCCGGGCGTATGCGCGCGCGCGAGTGGGGGCGGGGGGGGTGGCGCGCGCGCTGGGCACCCCCTTAGAACACATATCGGTTCAACGACTGACAGAATATCGTGCAAAGGAAGGCGGGGTATGGGCATCAAGGGCAAGGGGGTGCATGACGAGGGTCGAAAAGTAGCGCAGAAACGGGTGGCGGTGCGAAAAATGCGCAGCCTCATGCTGGCGCCGAGATTAAATCCGGCGGATCCTTCTCTCACGGACAGGCAGCGGGCTCAGTTGCGGGCGATAATGCAAAAACGGGAGGCATTTCTGGCGCGGGTGGCGGTGGAAAACAACGAACGGGAGTGGGATTGGTAGCTGAACGGGGGGATGGGGCATGTTTCCATACTCGGAAGACGAATTGGCGAAAAAACTCGGGGTGACTCGGGACGTATTGCGGAGAATCAGGTCGGAAAGCGACCTGACGCATGAGGATTACGGGGTCGAGCGGCGTCAAATCCGCTACAGCGAGGCGGGTCTGCAAAAAATCGGCGCCTTACTGGCCAAAAACAACGCCAAGGAGGCATCTGCGATCATGGGGAGCGCCTTTGCGGCGCCGGCCAAAAAAGACGAGCCCAAACCGGCCGTCGTCAAGACGGTCTACGTCAAAAACACGCGATTCCTGGAGGCCATGATGGGGGACACGCTGATCGTGGTCCGGGTGCGCGTCAACAAGTTCTTCCTGCCGGGCATGGAGCTGGGCCCGGCCGGCCTGGTGCATGCCGGTGGCAACATGTGGGACTACGTTGGCCGGCTGCCGCGGGCCAGGGGGGTGTGGTGATGAAAAGAGGGACCCCGGAACACCCCAAGATGATCATGCTGATGAGCCTGCTGAATCTCCCGAAATACTCGGCCGTCGGCCTGCTGGAAATGCTCTGGCAGTTCGCAGCCAGGTATTGTCCGGCTGGCGACATTGGGAAATACAGCAACGACGCCATCTGCAAGGTTGTCGGGTGGGAGGCGGACGCCGACGCACTCATTGAGGCGCTCACGCAGTCCTTGTTCCTTGACAAGTCGGAAAGCCACCGCTTAATCATCCACGATTGGAGCGAGCATTCCGACAACTCGGCGGACAGGTATCTCGCTGATCATCAACTGGTTTATGCAGACGGCAAGACACCGCGGGCGCAGTCGCGCGCGGCTGGCGTGCCACGGCAAGCCAAGTCACGCCATGGCAAGCCAAGACGCGCCAAGTCAAGCCATGGCGCGGAATGTCAAGCCATGGCGCGGAATGGTTCGGCTCCCATACCCATACCCATACCCACACCCATACCCACACCCATACCCACACCCACGGAGGAGGAGTGTGCGCTCCAGGGAAGGCTGGGACCGGACGAGGCGCACAGGATCCTCAAGGAGCGGCCGGAACTGCACAACCTGACCTGGGAGCAGGACTACCTGGTTCGCCGGGATTTCGGATGCTCTCCGGTGGAGATTGACTGGAATGCGGTGGCCCGGGAAGTGTCGGACCTTGCCATTTTGGCCGGGTCAATTCAGCAGCCGGGCTCCTGGTTGCGGGCGCAGTATGGGAAGATTTGTCGCCGACTGATTGAGGCTCAAAAAAACGGCGGCGAGGGATGGGACGGCTTGAAAAAACGGGTGTATCGTCCGGAGGTTGCCAATGGAACGGACTAAAGAGCAGGACGCCGCGGAGGCTGCGGCGCTGGGGTCGGCGCTTTTGGACGCCGCGGTTGTTGTGCCCCACGCGGTCACAGCCGGGCGCATGACGGCGGACATGTTCTATCATCAGAGGAACCAGGTGATTTTCGCGGCGATCCTGGAAATGTTTGCCGGCGGCCGGCCGATTGACATCTTGACCCTGACAGACTGGCTATCGAAAAAAGGAAACCTGGAGAAGGCGGGCGGAAACGACTACCTGGTGAGCCTGTTGGAGAAGTCCCCCACGGCGGAGCATGGTGCGTATTACATGGCCTTGGTCCGCGACGAGTGGATGCGGCGCCGGATCATCGAGTTGAGTAGGGGGCTCCACAGTCGGGCGGTGACGGGGGAGGAGCCGGGCCGGATCGCGCTGGAGGGCGCCGAGTCGTTCAGCGGGATCATCGGAGAGATCCAGGAGCGCGAAAAAAACGCCGGCGAGATCATTCACGATCTGATTGACGGCTGGCGGCGGGTGAAGTCGGGGGAAAAACTCTCGGGCATAGACACACCCTTCCCAACCTTGAACAAGATCCTGGGTGGCGGGTTGCGGACGGGGTTATACCTGGTGGCGGGTCGGCCGAGCCAGGGCAAGAGCGTCCTGGAGGAGAACATCGCGCTACACGCCGCCAAGAACGGGCACTTCGTCGGCCGGGTGGCAATAGACATGCCGGTTTCGGTTGTATGGGCGCGCACATTGTCCAGGGAGGGGGGCGTATCTCTGCCCAGGCTCAACTCTGGGCATGCGGGCGAAAGCCAGCTTGCCCGGCTATCGGACGAGGCGGGGCCGATGGTCTGTCAATACCCCATGCGCGTCAAAGGGGGGCTGTTTGACATCGCGGCGATCACGTCCTGGGCGCGCGCGATGAAGGTCAAGCACGGCTTGGCGCTCCTGACGATTGACTACCTGCAAAACATTCAGATTTCGGCGCCGGGCGCCGGGTATTGGCAGGAAGTCCAGAAAATGACCTACATATCCGGGACACTCAAGCGCCTGGCGCTGGAGTTGGACATCCCGATCTTGGCGGTGAGCCAGTTGACGCGGGACAACGAGCGGGACGACCGGCCGCCGCGGCTATCGGACCTGCGCGGCTCGGGCAGCCTGGAACAAGACGCCACGGTGGCGATTTTCGTCTATAAGGACGAAAAGGTTGCTAAAAAAATGGGGGATGAGCAGAAAAAAAAGCGGCCTACGAACGTGGATGTAATGAAGCAGCAGAATGGGGAAACGGGGATCATCCAATGCTGGCTGCACGCGCACTACTTCATATTTGAGGAGTGCGGTCCGGAGGGATTTGGGTTCGATGAATGAGTGGCGTCAGTTATGGGCGGTGGAGTGGCACGTCAAGGGGGCGCTCTTTGTGCGCCGCCTGGGCGACTCGGTAGCTCTGGCGCTGGCGCGGAGGAAGGAGGGGAAAGAGGTTGGGGAGGCGATCGTCGGGGTGGCGCCGACGCTGGACGCGGCGCGCGACTTGGAGCGGCAGATCAAACGGGGGAGAAAAGACCATGAGGGACATAACGGAACTACCGCCAATCAACCCGGAGGACGGGCTGACGGACCCACGGCCGGAACTGCGGCGGATGCAGGAGACCAGGGAGCGCGACCGGCCCTGTGAATGGGACGGGCCGGTGCCGGCGCCGTAGGCGATAGGCTGGAGACGGTGGTTCGGTAATAAATTGAGGTGTAAAGTGAAGACGTGTCAAGACTGTTCATTCAAACCGACCACTGTTTCGTCGTCAAGTCTAGCGGCTTGTTTGCCGCTGGACCACTTCGTCCCGTGCGCGGGAGGCCATGCATTTCAGTACACCGACGGCGGCACTGGCGGGCGATGCCCTGACGGGATTCCGTGCCAGTGCGGGGCGATGCTGTCGAAGTGGGAGACCTGCCCGACGTGCGGACAGGACAGGCTGATTGCCGTCCCGGCGAACAACGGGGCTGACCGGACGGCCCACGGCACAGGAGAAAAGGCATGACTACGCAAGAAACCATCGCACCAACGACAGCTTGTGGGCCGTACGGTCCAGCCCTTTGTTCTCCGTCCCAATCGGTTAACTTCCTTTCCAAGACGGTCGAATGGGCAACGCCACAAGACTTCTTCGACGCCGCCAATGCGGAGTTCGGGCCGTTCACCGTTGACGTTTGCGCCACGCCGACAAACGCGAAGTGCGCGGAGTTCTTCACGGCGGAACAGGATGGCCTGCGCCAAGAGTGGGCACCGCGCCGTTGCTGGATGAACCCGCCCTATGGGCGCGTGATCGGCCAGTGGATGCGGAAGGCTTACGAGGAATCGAAGCGCGGGGCGACGGTGGCCTGCCTGGTCCCGGCTCGGACGGATACGCGGTGGTGGCACGAATACGCGGTGCACGGCAAGATCCGCTTCATTCGGGGGCGGTTGAAGTTCGGCAACGGGAAGGCGAACGCGCCATTCCCTAGCGCACTTGTCGTATTTACGGAGAACCCCAGGGCTGACCGGATGGCGAACGAAAAAGGAGAAAAGGAATGAAATCGAAAAAGACCAATGCCAAGCGACAAGTTGTGAGCCATACGGTCAAGCCCGTTGTTCGACGCTGGATGCAAGGAGATCGGGTGACGCGGGTTGTTTTCCTAGACGATGGAACATGGCGGCGAGAGGGTGACAAATGCCTCTCGCGTTCTCCATTACGACACGGAACGGTGGTACGCCGATCTACTTCAAGGAACGACGAGGTATTCGTACTGTTTGATGATGGCGAAACGCTTAGCTATCTCGACCACGGATTAGACGCCGAATCGTCGAACGACCGGAGTCAGCCTGAGCGGAGCGATAGGGTGGAGTCTGATGTTGGCAGTCTTAATTCCGAAATGAAAGGAGAATTACCGATTGAAACCAAGCGTACTAATTGAAGCAATCGAACGGGAAGCATTAGCCAGCGTGGCCCCAGCAACACTAGACGAAATCCTTGCCGATTATACCGAACAATGCCGACTTGAATGGAAAGTCCGGCACGACCAGGAAGAGTTACGGATTTCCATGGAAAAACTGCTGGCCGGTGAACGCCAACGCTGGTCACGCGCCGTGAAGCAAGTTTTATACGCACGCCGTCCCGGTTGGACCTACCACGAAAGCCGGGTGTTCCATGTAATCAATCACGATACCCGGCCCATGACGGTATCCATCATCGTCAGCGTCAAGGTCTGGTATAGCGTGCTACTACGGAGCGGCACAATCGAATTGAGTGGGAGTATTAAAGAGAAACAAGAACTGTTGGCGGAGTTGGGGAGGATGATCTGTACTGCCAACGCCAACGGTCAGCCTCGGCTGGCCCAGGAGAAACCATGAGCACAACCAAGAACGCCAAGCGGGCCAGCCGTAGGGCTGCACCGCGTGGTTGGGCATTTGATCCCGCCGACAAGATCGCGGATGAACTATTCCGCCTCGGCGACGAACCGAACAGCCCGACGCACCGAATCGAGTTTAAGGGTGGTCGGTACACGACTAACAAATCGGAGGAACGCGGACAGGGCGGGCTAAACCAGATCGCGTTCGCCGATTGGCTGGCGCGTGCGCTCGAACGCCATGCGCCAACAATGCGCTTCA